GGCGACACCCTGGCGCTGGTGCCCGCCGGTGAGCGTGGTACCTCCGGTCTGGTGGTCGCTGGTAGCAAGCGCAATCTGATCCCTTTCAATACTGTGCACCTGCCGCAACGTTTCGCCATCAAGGCTGATGAGATCCAAGGCATTCGTGCCTTCGGTACTCGCTCGGAGCTGCAAGCCGTGCAGGATGTGGTCAACAAACGTTTGGGCAAAGCCCGTCGGCAGCTCGATGCCACGCATGAGTTCCAGCGCATGGGCGCGTTGAACGGCCAGATCCTCGACGCGGACGGTAAGACAGTTCTGCTGGACCTGTACAAGACGTTTGGTGTGAAACGCAAAAGTATGTCGATGGGACTCAATAGCGCTGAAACCGACTTCCGCGTGAAGTGCGGCGAAGCCCTGGACATGCAGGAAGACGCACTGGGTAGCATCACCAGCAGTGGTTCTCGCGCTTTCTGCGGGAAGAACTTCTGGAATCAGATGCTAAAAAACCAAAAGGTAAAAGAGACCTTCCTCAATACTCAGCAGGCTGCCGCATTACGCGGGGATGCCCGTGAGAGCTTCGAGTTTGGCGGCATTGTCTGGGAACGCTATCGCGGCAAAATCGCTGGCGTGTCCTTTGTCCATGACGACAAGGCGCTGCTCATTCCCGAAGGTGTGCCGGACCTGTACATCTCGGTGTTCGCACCGGCCGACTACATGGAAACCGTCAACACCGAAGGCGTGCCGTACTACAGCAAGATCGAGCCCATGGCCTTCAACAAGGGTATGGCCGGCGAAGCGCAGTCGAACCCGCTGCACCTGTGCACCAGACCCCTGGCGCAGATCCTGCTGGAGCTTTGACCTTGAGCTTTCGCGCTCTGATCGCCGAAGTCGACGCGGTGGTGTTCGAAACCTTGGGTGACACTGCTCGGATCGAGGGCCGCGACGAGCCGGTCCTGGGCATGTTCGCGGCGCCGTGGTTGCAGCCGAAGATCGGCAAGATGAACACCGGACTGCGAGAGCCCCGGTTTGAGATCCGTGTCAGCGACTCACACGGTCTTAAGAAAGGTCTCCTGGTCAGTGTGGATCTACCCGAACTGGACGGCGGCGGTGACTACGACTTGCTACAGCTGGAGCCGAGCGGAGACGGCTTGGTCGCGCTGATATTGAGGAAGCGGCCATGAGCGTCGGTAGCTACTTCAAGCCATCGGCCAGCGGTGGAATGATCTCGCTGCAGACCTCGGCGGCGGATTTGAAGGCGTTCCAAGACTTCGCCAAGTTAGTGCCGAAGGCGGCTGCCGCTGCCCAGCGACGTGCGATCAACAAAACATTGGGTTGGTTGCGCACTCACATCGCCCGCGCAGTCAGTCGGCAGGAACGGATCGCTGTGGCAGCCGTTCGACAGCGGTTGCGTGCTTACCCGGTCACCGGTGGCGCCATGAGCGGCAAGTTGTGGTTCGGGCTCAATGCCATTGAGTCGAGCCGGATCGGCCGCGCACGGCAGAGCAACACCGGGGTTTCGGTGGCCGGCCGGCGTTACCAAGGCGCCTTCTACAAGAAGGTTTACGGCAACAGCGAAGACATCTGGATACGCACGGCCAGCAAGCACTTCAACGCTGATGACTATACCGACAGCACCGTGAGTGCTCGGGGTGGTGCTAGTTCGGGTTGGATTGCCGAACACGATAACCGCTTCCCGCTGGCCAAGGCCAAGGTCTCCCTGGAACAGGCGCGGCCGCACTTCGAGAGCTGGGTAAAGCGGGCGGATGAGCGCCTGCTGCATGTCCTGCAGCAGGAACTCAACTTTGAACTGCAGAAGTACCTGAAGGGGAAATAACGTGGAGGATGAAAGGGAAGCGCCGTTCAGCCTTGAGCAGTTATACCGGGCCATTGAGCTGCACGTGCAGGCGCATCTACCGGGTGTCCACACCGTAGCAGCCTGGCCGGTTATCGAAGATCGCATTCGGTTGCCGGCGGTGTTCGTCGAACTGGCGGAAATGGAGCCGGGGCAGGATCCCGGTACTGGTGAGACGGGGCTGGCCTGCAAATTCGAAGCTCGGGTGATAACCGATCCGATCCAGTCTGATCACCATCAGCAAGCCGTATTCCTGGCGGGGCAACTCGCGGTGTTGTTGCGCATGCAGACCTGGGGCGTGGCGGTGGAGCCCGCCGAGTTTGTCCAGGCCATGCAGGACTGGACCAAGCCAGAACTGGATGGTTACACCGTCTGGGTGGTGGAATGGACGCAGCAGATCTACCTGGGCGAAGCGCAGTGGCCGTGGCCGGATCAGCCACCGGGAACGCTGATGTTTGGTGTTGATCCGGATACAGGGCTAGCTAATAAGGACAAGTATTTTGCACCTGAGTCATTGTCATGAGTTATGCGTCAGCTCAGCACGACCGGATGCTCGCGGGCCTGGTCAAGGACTGCTACGTCGTGGCGGTGGATCTCACTGCATCGCCACCAGTGTGCCGGGTATCGGACGGTGAATGGGTGAGTGGCTGGGTTCGCTGGCACAGCGTCGCCGCGGGTAAGGCCCGGCACTGGCGCGCGCCTAGCATTAATGAGCAGGGCACGCTGATCAGTACCAGCGGTGACGTATCGCAAGGGACGTTTATTCCTGGCTTGTACGGCAATGCCGGCGCGCCGCCGGATAACCGCGATCATGTGGAAGTTTGGCGCTTTGATGACGGCGGTTCGCTGGTCTACGACTGGCAGGCCAAGAGCTACACCATCACCCTGCCCAGCGGTACGGTGACCATCAAAGTCGGCAGCACGGAAGCTGTCGTTACGGATAACGCCGTGAACGTGACGACCGGGAGCGTCAACCTGAAAGCGGCGGTGACCATCGACGGCCCGTTACACGTAACGAAGGGCATCACCAGTGCCGGCTCGATCATCGACGCCGGTGGTAACAGCAACCATCACACGCATTAATTTCAATCAACGATAGCCCGCCAAGTGCGGGCTTTTTCATGCCTGGAGAAAAGACATGGCCAAGACCACCGGAAACCCCTCGCCCGACGAACAGACGGTCTCTGAGCTGGTGCCGGAGCTGTTGAAGTTTCGCGATCAGGTTTACACGTCGCGCACCCTGATCATTCCCAAAAGCGGGCGCCCGCTGCCGGTGGCCAAGGGGCTGGTGGAGGTTCTGCCGACCGATACCGAGGCCGTCAACTTCCTGAAGGCTCACGAAGAATTTCAACCGTTGAAGGAGTGACTTAGATGATCGGAATGGATCGCCACACCGGCCAACCCATTTCCGGAATCCAGCACCTGCGTCAGTCCGTCGACGACATTTTAGGCACGCCTCTGGGCAGTCGTCGGCTACGGCCTGAGTACGGCAGCAAGCTCCGGCAGTTTGTTGACTTGCCCGTTAACGAGGGCTGGAAAAGTGCCGTCCAGGCAGAAGTTGCTCGGGCGTTGGGGCGCTGGGAGCCGCGTTTGAAGCTGGAGCGGGTGCGCGTCATTTCCGTTATCGGCGGGCGGATCAATCTGCAGATCGTCGGTGAATACCTGGGTGTCAGCGACATGCTGGAGGTGAGCGTATGAGTCTCTTGGAACTGTCGGCGTTGCCCGCGCCGGACGTGCTGGAGCCTTTGGATTTGGAGGCGACGTATCAGGAAGGTCTGGGCACGTTTCGCGGATACATGGGCGACAACTGGAGCGCGCCGCTGGAGAGTGAACCGGTCGTTAAGGTGCTGGAGGTAGCGGCTTACCAAAAGGTCGGTAACCGTGCCCGAGTCAACGATGCGGCCAAGGCGCTGCTACTGGCGCATGCCATTCGTGGCGACCTCGATCAGTTGGGGGCCAACGTCAATCTGCCGCGTCTGGTTATCCAGGCCGAGGATCTGACGGCCGTGCCGCCAGTCCCGAAAGTCATGGAGGAAGACGACCCGTACCGCGAGCGCATCCAGTTGGCCTATGAGGGTCTGACCACGGCCGGCCCGCGTAATAGCTACATCCTGCATGCGCGTAGCGCCTCTGGGCGGGTGGCGGATGCCACGGCCGAAAGTCCGGCGCCGTGCAACGTTATGGTAACGGTGTTGAGTTCTGAGGGCAGAGGTGAGGCCAGTGCCGAGCTGCTGGCGACCGTCGAAAAGGCGCTGAATGACGACGACGTGAGACCTGTAGGTGATCGGCTGAGGGTGCAGAGTGCGCAGATTATCGACTATCGCATTGACGCCATTTTGCACATGACTGGCTCGGGGCCTGAGGGGGATGCCAGTTTGGCGGAAGCCAAAAAACGCCTGGCGGCGTGGATCAATCCGCGCAAGCGGCTGGGTGTCGAGGTGGCGCGTTCGGCGGTGGATGCTCAGTTGCACATTGCCGGCGTTTCCCGAGTCGAGCTGATCGGGTGGAAGGATCTGGCCCCGACAAAGGCTCAGGCGGCGTTTTGTACGGATTGCACCGTGAAGCTGGCGGACTGATATGAAAAGCCTGCTGCCGATCAATAGCACCCAGTTGGAGCGTGCCCTTGAGGCCGCGTTTTACGAAAAGACGATTGTCCCGCTGCGCACCCTCTACAACGCCGATACCTGCCCGGTTGATCTGCTGCCCCAGCCGAAACTGTTGATCGCTCCGAAGCATTCGGCAACCCAGGCGGTGGCGACCGCTATGGATGCCCTGGCCGGCAAGTTGCGCGCGATCGCCATTATTGACGGGCCGAACACCACCGATGAGGCGGCCATGGCCTACGCCCTGGAGTTCGGCAGCAAGCGGCTCTACATGGTCGATCCGGGTGTGCAGTTCTGGGACACGATCTTGAGCGCGACGGTCGACGCGCCAGGCTCTGCGTGGACGGCCGGGCTGTTTGCCTGGACCGATGCCAACTACGGCTACTGGGCGTCGCCGTCGAACAAGGAGTTTGTCGGTATCACCGGCACCACCCGACCGATCGAGTACCTGGACGGCGACGAAACCTGCCGGGCGAACCTGCTCAATAACGCGAACATCGCCACGATCATTCGTGATGGCGGTTATCGCCTGTGGGGTAACCGCACGCTGTCGAACGATCCGAAATGGGCGTTCGTTACCCGGGTGCGGACCTGCGACATCCTCATGGATGCGATCCAGGCCGGCCACAAATGGGCGGTCGATCGCTCGATCACCAAGACCTACGTGTCGGACGTGACCGCGGGTCTTCAGGCGTTTATGCGCGATCAGAAGAACGCCGGCGCGGTGATCAACTTCGAAGTCTACGCGGACAAGGAATTGAACACGGCCAGCCAAATCGAGGAGGGCAAAATTTATTGGCGCATCCGCTTTACCGACGTGCCGCCGGCGGAAAACCCGAATTTCCTTATCGAAGTCACCAACCAATGGCTGACCGAAGTTCTTGAAGCAGCCTAAGGGGGCTTAGCAATGATTCCTGAAGTACTGAGTAACTGCCTTTTGTACGTTGACGGTGTGAGCTTTGCCGGCGACGTGCCAACGCTGACGCTGCCGAAGCTGACCCAAAAAAACGATGACTACCAGGGTGGTGGCATGTCCGGCCCGATCGAGCTGGCCATGGGGATGGACAAGATGGAGGCGGCGTTTACCACCAACGGCGTGCGTCGTGAGGCGCTGAAATACTTCGGCCTGGCGGATCAGACCGCGTGCAACGCGGTGTTCCGCGCCTCGTTCAAGGGCCTGAAGGGCCAGGTCAAGGCGGTGGTGGTGACCCTGCGCGGCGGCCTCAAAGAGGTCGACATGGGTGACTGGAAGCCGGCCGACAAAGCCGAAATCAAGCACGCGATGAAACTCGTTTATTACAAGCTCGAAATCGACGGTCGCGTCATGTACGAAATCGACTTTCTCAACATGATTCAAGTGATCGACGGTGTTGATCAGCTTGCCGCAGAACGCTCGGCCCTCGGCCTCTAAGGATAAAGAACATGACTCAAGCAACCCAAGAAAAAGCACCACCGGCCTGGCTGGAAGTCGGCGACGAAGGCGTTACCGTAACGCTGCGCTACAAGTCCAATTTCAGCGGCGTAATCACCGACAAGCTGGTGATGCGCGCGCCCAGTGTGAGGGACGTTAATGCGGCGAAGGCGGCCGCCAATGGCGATTATGAAAAGATGGAAATGAACCTGTTTTGCAGTTTGCTCACAGCCTCAGAGGCGGAGCTGGTGAGTCTGAAATACATCGATTACAAGCG